AGCGGGTTGCCATCCTGCGTTACCACGGTGGCGAGTCTTGCTTCGCTCATATTCTCTTCCTCCTTTGCGTAGTTGATGCCGGTCACATACCCGGCGTGGCTCCAGCCCTTCAGACTGTTGTCGGTGGTGATGCCGTTCACCCCGCCACCGCTGGTGCAGTGGGTGATCCGTACCGGCCGGGTCGAGGTCACCACCCCGGCGTGGTAGTAATCCAGCGGGTCGCCGTTGTCGTAGCTGCCGCCGTTTTGGTAGCGGTCGTTGAGAGTGCCGTTGTTCCGGCGGGCCTTGTAGACGATCATGCCGGGCACGGGCTGCACCGTTTCGGTGGGGGAAAGGCCGTCGGTCAGAAAGCGGGCAAAGTAATTGCTGCTGTGCAGGGCAAAGCGTATACCGGGGTCTGCTCTGCGCATGGCCCCCATCACCAGCCCGATGCAATCGCAGGTGCCGTCCGCACCGGTGCCGCCCAGCCGGTAGGTGGGCCCTTCGGCAGCGATGGCAGCCACTGCTGCCAGAAATGCCTGTACGGTCATGCCATCACCCCTCAATGCCGTATTTCGCCAGCACGGCAAGAACATCGTCGGTTAGCAGCTTTTTCAGCTGGCCCTTGGGCAGAAGCGCCATGCCGCCGGTAATGATGCGCAGATCCCGGGCGGCTTCGCTGTCTGCCAACCGCTGCCGGTTGTAGGCAAAGATCTTTTCCTTGCGCTCCCGGCTCACCTTGCTCCATTTACTCATCGGCGGTCACTCCCTCCAAAAGCATTTCCAGCTGCTGCTCGATCGATGTCAATCGGCTCTCGATATCCCCGGCTGCCTCGCCGGGGGTCTCCGAGGGGGTCTGCTTGTCCGCTGCCATTTCTTCTGCCGTGCGTTCAAGGATCTGCCCCTCCGCATAGCGGTAGCGCAGGCAGCCCTCCTCATCCCGCAGAGGCAGGGGCAGGTAGAGCACCTGGGCATGCTGGTGCTTTGCGCTGTACCCCTCGTCGATCTGCTGCCAGCCCTCAAAGGCCGTCAGGAACGCAGAGGAGTTGATGGCGGTGATGCACCCCGCCCCGTCGGTCTTGATCCATACGGTAAAGGTCTCCATGCTTTCACCTCCTACAGATCCGCCGAGAAGCCGAAGGGAGCAGATGCGTACCCGGCCAGCGGCGTGAATTTGGTAAACAGGTTGTCGCAGCTCAGGTTCAGGCGCACGGCAGCGCCCACCATCTCCGCAGGGGAGAAGCCCGTGGCGGTTATGTTGCTGCCCTCGTTGTGGCAGGTAAAGGTGATGGTGTCATCATCCACCGAGGGCAGGGCGCGCATCTCCACTGCAACGGGCACATTCAGGCGGGCCGCTGCCGTGCCGGTGCAGTAGCCCCAGCCCTGCCCCGCGGTGCGGAAGTAGTAGCGCTGGCACTCCAGCAGCTCCCGGGCGTAGTCCGGCTCCACATATTCCGGCAGGGTATCGGCGGTGTAGGTGCCCTCATACAAGGCCATCCATTCCAGATCGATGGCGCCGCTGCTCTCGCTGCTGGGGGTGCGGAACAGAGCGGTAATGCCCGTATAGGTCATGGTTTCGGGCATGGTGCCGTTGGCCACGAAGATGCCCGTGCTGCCTGCCGCAAAAGTTTTTCGGGCAATGACCAACGAGCCGCCGCCCTCTGTGGTGGCGGTAGTGTGATCCAGCAGGTCGATGCCGCAGTTGCCGGAGGCCACCAGCGTGCTGGCAGCCACCTTCACCGCCAGGGTGACGGGGCGGCCTGCCAGCGGCAGAAACTTGTCGGGCACCTCCTGGGTAGCAATGCGCTGATACATGCCGCAAAGACTACCACCCTCACCCACATCGATGCGAATGCCCCTTGCCAGTTTGGTCACCTTGCTGCCGCTGGCCCCTGCCCGGAAACGCCATCTGTCAAGGCTGTAGCCGGTGGCGGTGTAGGTGCCCTTGCCCCGCTGATCGATCATAAAGGCGCTGTTATCCAGCCAGTTTTTGGCGGTGCGGTAGGTGCCGGGGGTCTTGCCGCCCAGCTTCTGTGCATCCTTGGCGGTACCGTCTGCGGGCAGGGCACCGGCCTCCTCCGGGGCATGGGTATGGGCAGCCGGAGGAAAAGTGGCGGGCTTGCCGGGCAGGTTTTTCCAGTTGACGGCCATGGGGTCGTCCGCAGGGCTCTCCACCTCGCCCACAAAGCTCAGGCTTGCCTTTACCGTAAAGGGCAGGGTAAAGCTGTGCAGAAGGCTGTCTCCCTTGCGGAGCACCAGCTGCATCTCACCGCTGCCCGGGTTTTGGGTCACCGCCTCGGGTATGGTCAGGGTGATCCATCCGTCGGGCAGGATGGCGGCTTCGTATACCGGCGAGGTAGCGCCGTTTTTGCGGAACAGGAGCCGGGCCTGCACCCCCTCTGTGGGAAAGGGGCGGCTGCCCTGCTCCAGCAGGTAGAGCCGAAGGGTACGGCTCTGCCGGTCGTTTTGCTGCACCACTACCGGCTCTACAGTGGTCTCTTTGCTCAGGCTGAGCACCCGGTCGATGGTCATGGTGCATACCTCCTTTCTGTGCGCTTGGCACGATGCGGGCGGGGTGGTCGCCCCGCCCGGCTTGTATTATTTCTTCAGGGCACGGGGCAGGGTGGGCAGGAGCCGTTTGCGCCTGTCCGACCCGGCGGCGTTGCCGGATGCTGCACCGTTCTGCCGGGGCGGGCTGTAGGGGCTGGCAGCCACTGCCGCCCCCGTAGCCTGTGCCAGCGCAGCGGCATTCACCAGCGAGGCGATCCGATCCCGGTCTACGCCGCTGCCGCTGCCGGAGCTGCCGCCCCTGCCGCTGCCGCCCCCGGAGCCGCCCTTCTTGCCATCCTGCTCCTTCTGGTATTCAAACTGCTCCCGCAGCCAATCCCAGTTGAGCTGATCCTGCTGCTGCTGGTATTCAAACTGCTGCTGCTGCCAGTCCTGCGCAGCCTGATCCTGTGCCTGCTGGTAGGCAAACTGCTGCTGCTGCCAATCCTGCGCCGCCTGATCCTGCGCCTGCTGGTAGGCAAACTGCTGCTGCTGCCAGTCCTGCGCCGCCTGATCCTGCAACTGCTGGTATTCAAACTGCTGCTGCTGCCAATCCTGCGCTGCCTGATCCTGCTGCTGCTGGTAGGCGAAGAGCCGGTCATCCTCCCAGTTCTGCTGCTCCTGAAGGTAGCGGTCGTACTCCTCCCGGCTCATGTCGCTGTGCATACCGTAGAGGTAGTCCCGCTCCCGCTCCCAATCGCCAAGGCTGTCACGGTAGCGGCCATAGGCGGCATCGTCTGCGCCAAGGAGCATATTCAGGTTGTCCCGCTGGTTGCCCAGGTTGTCCCGGTACATCTGGTAGGCAGCCTGCTGGAGCTGGGGCAGGGCGCTGTTCATATCCTCCAGATGCCGCTGGTAGGTCTGCTGGCCCACCTGCTGGGCGTAGGTGTTGCCGTAGCCCCCGGTCAGGGCTGCGCTCTGGGCCATGGCATCCCGCATGGCCAATTCGCCGTTGCGCTGGTACAGCTGGGCGTACTGCTGGTACAGCGGATCCGCCGCAGGGTCGTACTGGAAGGGCTGCTGGTTCAGCAGGCTGTTGATCATGCCATCGATCTGGTCGGTAAAGCTGCTCTGGTAGGGCTGGGGCTTGTTCTGCTGGTTACTGGCCAGCGCCTCTGCCGCAGCGTTCAGTGCCTCGCTGGGCTGGTAGGCGGGCCGCTCATTCTGCTTGCCGGTGGGCGAGGGGGGAGTCATCCCGCCCATGTCGATCACCGGCTTCTGCGCAGGCTGCGGGGTCAGGGTGCTGCTCTGGCTCATGCTGCCCATGTCGATCACCGGCTTCTGGGCAGGCTGAGGGGCAGCGGCCTTGGGCACGGCTGCCGCTTTGGGCACCGCACTCAGCCCCGGCACAGTGCTGCTTTCGGGCTTTTTCTTCAGGTTGCTGTTCATGTGGTATCCCTCCTATTGGAAACTCTGCCCATCCGGGCTGTACAGGGCTTTGCAGGGCTGCCAGCCGCTGCCGTCGTAGTAGCGGATGTCGCAGGGCAGCCACTTGGAGCCGTCATAGTAGAAGGCCTGCCGGGGTTCCTCGGCCTCCTCGTAGTCCACCTCAAGGGTCACATAGCAGCCCTGCCGGAAGTTCAGCTTGCTGCCTGTGGCCGATGTGCTGCGGATCGAGATGGTGATCTCCCCGCCCGTACCCGTTACCAGATACGGGGAGGGGGAGATCAGCTGCATCGTAGCGGGCTGTGCGCTGTCGAAGATGCCCGGGTTCACCGTGGTGCCCACAAGCACACCGCCGAAGCGTACCTCCATCGTGTACAGGGAGGAGTAGCTGCGCACCAGCGAGATGTAGAGCCGGGCGGCGGTGATGCTTTTCAGCTTGCCGGTGCCGGTATCGCTCAGTACGCTGAAGGAGAACTCCTCATCCGCTTTCAGGTCGCCGGAGTGGTCGCTGAGGGGGTGGGATGTGATCAAACGTGTTTTGATGGCCATACGATCACCTCAGTATGCCCGGCTGATCATGCTGATCTGGTAGCCATCCTCAGCCCGCTCGTTGTTCAGGTTGTCCGTGCTGGCGCTGATCCTCACGCTGATGCTGGAGGCATTGCCCAGCCAAGCGGTATGCACGCCGGAGATGCGCACCACCTTGTGGTTGTAGCGGTTGCCGCTGATGGTGCCGGAGAAGCTCTTGCTGCCCACGGTCACGGTCACGGTGGCATTGGTCACATCCGCATAGAAGTACACGGGAACGGCGAACTCATACGAGTAGTTGGTGGCGGTGGCAGCCTGTGCCGTACCGCTGAGGGTGACGGTCTTGGGGTTGCTCTTGAGGCCCTGGCGGGTGGTGGCGGTGTAGTTGCCGGTGTGGGTGGTCTGCACGGCCTCGTTGCCATCCTCATCTGCCACGGGCTTGAGCCAGATCATGCCCGCCCGCTTGGTCTTGGGTTCGGCGGTACCGATGTAGATATCCGCCTCGGTGAGCACCGGCTTGCCCTCGTTGAGCAGCTGGCCGTTGATCTGTGCGCCGTTGGCGATCATGTTGCCGGAACCGTCCAGCACGAAGTTGCCGCTGTCCACGGTAAAGGTGCCGCCCGTAGCGATGGATACGCCCCCGGTGCCGATGGTCACCTTGGTGGATTTCACCGCCCCCACCGGCTGGCTGCCGCTGACGATGGCGGAGATCTCCCCGGCGCTCTGCTGCACCTGCGAGGAAAGGTTCACGGTGTTGCCGCTTGCATCGGTGTAGGTCTTGTCGGCCTTTTGGGTGATGCTCTCCGCATTCTGCTGCACCTGGGTGGCCAGGTTCACGGTGTTGCCGCTTGCATCCTTGTAGGTCTTGTCGGCCTTTTGGGTGATGTCGGTGGCATTCTGCTTTACCTGTGTCACCACATCCACGGTGTTGCCGGAGGAGTCCCTGTAGGTCTTGCTGGCCTTGGAGGTGATGTCGGTGGCATTCTGCTTTACCTGCGTCACCACATCCACGATGTTGCCGGAGGAGTCCCTGTAGGTCTTGCTGGCCTTTTGGGAGATCTCCTCGGCGGTTTGCTTCACTTGGGTGGCAAGGTCTACGGTATTGCCGTTGCTGTCCTTATAGGTCTTGTCGGCTTTCTGCGTAATGGCTTCGGCAGTCTGCTGCACTTGAGTGGCAAGGTCTACGGTGTTGCCGCCTGCATCGGTGTAGGTCTTGTCGGCTTTCTGCGTGATGGCCTCGGCGGTCTGCTGCACCTGGGTGGCCAAGTCCACCCTGTTGCCGCTTGCATCGGTGTAGGTCTTGTTGGCCTTTTGGGTAATAGCCTCGGCGGTCTGCCGAACCTGTGTCCACAGGTGGGTCTCCTGGCCGGTATCCGGGTCGGTGTACACCGCATCCGCCTTGGTCAGGATCTCCGCCGCCGTTTGGATCACCTGCGTCCACAGCTCCACGGTCTGGCCGGTCTCCGGGTCGGTGATGGTGGCCTCGGCCTTGCTGTCGATCACCCGGCGCAGGCCGGAGATGGCTTCCTCCAGATCGGCCTCCGTCAGCGAGCCCTCGATCTGCTGGATGGCTTCCTCCACATCCTGCTTTGCGCTCTTGACGGTCTCCACCGTCTGGGCAAAGTCCGGCGAAAGGTTATCCTCATCGATGTTCTGGAGCACGAAGCGGATCTGTTTGTTCAGCTGCTGCATGTACTCGTAGATGGAGCGCAGCTTCTGTTCGGTGCTGCCCTCCTGCTGGCTGGGGTCTGTTACCTTGATCTCACCAAGCAGCATACTGATCACTCCCTGTCTCTACCCGCATGGTCAGGCTGTGCAGCCGGAAGTCTCCGCTGCCCCGGATGCGCAGCCGGATGAGCCGTGCCCTGCGGGGAATGATGGGGATCACCATGCTGCTGCGCTGGGTGGGGGTGTGCTTGTACACGCTGTGCCAGAGGCCGGAGCCATCGTACTGGATCTCCACATACAGCGGGCAATGGGCCTCGCACTGTGCGTGCAGCTGGATGGCCCCTGCGTACTGGGCAGCCTGCCGCTCGAAGCCGATGTCGCCGGTCTCCAGCATCCATGCTACGGGCGGCTCGTCCTCGGCGGTCTCATCTGCGTACCCGCCATCCTGCCCGCAAAGCAGCCACAGCCCACCGGCCGCATCCAGCATATACAGGGCATCGCCGCAGGTGGCGAAGTACCGCACGGAGGCGCTGTCCTCCCGCATCCACACATTCAGCTTGGTATCGTACACATACAGCTCCCTCTCGCCGGTTTCGCTTTCCAGCGAGAGGTAGTACCGGCTGCCGATGCCGCCCCCGATGGCGTTTTTGTACTTCTGCTGGCCAAGGGCTGCGGAGATGCCGCCCGGCAGCGAGGAGTTGAAAGCGCACACCTCATCGGCGGCGTGGTAGTACAGGGTCTCGTTCACCCGCACCAGGCTGCGCTCGCTGCCCTCGGCCACGCCCCGGCAGTTGGTGGTATCCAGCTGAAAGTTGCTGGGCTTGGAGCCAAGCACCTGATGGATGCAATCCTGCTTGAAAAACAGAATGAAGCCAAGGTGCGAGGCTGCGCCGGTAAAGGGGCCGGTGGAGCCTACGGTCACGGCATAGCTGTCGCTGGCAAGGCCCATGTACTGGTTCCAGTTCTTCGGGTCGCCCAGGGCGCTGGCGTAGATCTCGTGCTTCTGGCTGGAGCAGCCCCACAGCCGGTTGCCACTCTCGATGACGAAATCCATATCGGGCACGTTGCGCTGCATGGTCACGACCGCAGCGCTCTCCGGCCTGCCGATCAGCGCCACGATGAGCACATAATCCTCCTTGGCTTCCACCAGATAGTGGGTGCCGTTCAGCTCCGGCTGGCTGAAGCCGGAGAGGGCAACACCGTCATGCTTGCCGAAGGCCTTGCCGATGCCCGGTGCGGTCAGCTTGGTGTATACGGTGGTGATGGTCACCCACTGGCCGGTGCTGGCTGCGTACTGCCTGAGCACATTGGTATCGCTGCCGGTATCCAGCCACAGGTCGCCGTTCTGGGGCGAGGTGGGTTCCTCCGGGCCGGTGGTGTAGCTGCCGTAGGGGGTACCGTCCAGTTTGGAGAGGGCTGCCGTTACGCTGCCGGTAAAGCTGGCATCCAGCTGCCCGAACTCGTCGGTGTGGGTGTTGTAGTACGCCTTGTCGGGAAAGATGAGCACATAGGCACCCATGCGCACGAACTGCTTTTCGCTGTCGCTGACGGTGCCCTTCTTTACCCCGTTATAGTAGAATGCTGTGCCGTCTGCCCAGCACAGCTTCTCATGGGCAAACAGCCCGTTGGGATCCTTCAGGGTGCGCAGTCTCCTGCGCCGCTGCCGGGCGGAGACCACAGGCAGCAGCGCAGAGGACAGGTTGCGCATATCCGCAAACTCGTTTTCACGGATGCGCAGGTTACGGTTCAGCCCGGCAAAGGCGGTAACGCCCTCCTGCCGGGTCTTGAGCTGGTTGAGCCGGGGCATGGTGATGCTCATGCGAGATCACCCCTTACACCGCTGATGTACACAGGCTCCTTCACGTTCTCCCGGGTAAAGGCATCCACAAAGGCCTGGTACTGGCTCTGGAACATGGTCATGGCGTTGTTGTAGCGGTCGAAATCCGCATTGGCGTAGTCGATCTGGGCCATCAGCCATTTGATGTACACATCCTCATGGGGGTAGGGGATCAGCAGCACCGCCAGCCGGTCGCCCTGCTTGTAGGGCAGCACGCCCTCGGCGGGTTCTGCCTTGCTTCCCCGCAGCACATCCTGCGCCACTCGCCCGTCCAGATCACCAAGCCAGCGGATGATGGTCTCATCCGGGTACTGGTGGGGTTTGATCCTGCCGATCTCCAGGATCGCATCGGAAATGGTCATGGTCGCATCCCTCCTTTGCGGGCGGCCCCGGCTCAGAGCCGGTACAGCTCCATGCCGTTGGCAAAGGAGCCGGTCAGGTCGTTCATGCGCAGGGAGAGGGCATCGTCGGCCTGCTGGCACTCCTGCAGGTGCAGCCACACATAGTAGGGGATGGAGACATCCGTGCCTCTGCGGATGGTGAAGGTCTCATCGCCGAAGCGGACGAACAGCGGCTCCTTGTTGCTGCCGGAGATGGGCAGCCGGATGGTAACGCGGCGCTTCAGTGCGTCGGCATCCTCCCGGTAGGCGGAGGCGGGCTTGTCCTCCTGCCCGGCGGGCTTCGGTACGGCGGTCTCCTGCAGCCGGGCGAGCTGCTCCTCCTTTTCGGCCAGCAGCTTTTCCAGCTGGGCCACGGTGCGGGGTTCGGTCTCGTTGGTCTTGATATTGGCAGCCATATATGGGTACCTCCTTGTGTATGTTGGTTTGGTATCGGTGGGGGAGTGGGGCGGGCAAGCCCGGCAGGGGGAATGGTTTTCCTCCTGCCGGGCCGCCCTGCCTCACAGGCAGAGAAGCGTGCGTGGCGGTGCCGAGGCCCGGCTGCGGTCAGGGCAGCCCCGCCCGCGCCCGGCTGCCTCAGTTGCTTTCAGCCACAGCGCCCATGCACTCGGTGGAGTGCTCGATGCGGATCATGTACTCCTCCACCAGGCGTACAGCGGCCTTGGTCATCTTCCAGCCCTGGGTGGAGAACTGGTTGAGGGGGTCGCTGGTGCCGCCGCTGCCACGGTTCTTGAAGATGTGCTCAAGACCCAGGCCCTGGATGCTGGTGGTGCCGTAGGCACGCTTGGCCAGCAGCATGGTGCAGTACACGGCGGAGCCGTCAGCGCCCGCACCGTAGCCGCAGATCACAGCGCCCTTGGCCACAGACTTCACGGCAGCGGATACGGTCAGCGCAGCGGTGCCGGGCGCACCGGCGGTCACACTGGTAACGGTGGCCTCCTTGCCGCCCACGTACACCTTCACGGTGGCACCGCCAGTGATCAGGGCATTGGCATCCGCAGCCTGCTGGGCGGTGATGGTGGTATCCGGCTTGATGGTGGTGGAGCCGGTAGTGTCCAGGGCGGTATGCAGGGTGGTGCGGGTGAGGCCCGCCACGATCTCGCCGGGGCCGATGATCTTGGCCTCGGTGCTCTTCACGTAGCGCACATTGTGGAGGCGACCGATCTCACCGGCCTTGATCTCCTCCACGCTGGCGTACTTGTGGGCCTCGATCCACTCGGGGTCGCCGGTCACATCGCAGGCGGTATCGGGGTGGATGATGGCCACATAACCGCCCTCGAAGGGCTTGGCGTTGACACGCTCCAGATAGTTGACGGCCTTGCGCATCACGGCGGGGGTCAGCCGGTTCTTGACGGTGATGCCCGCACGGGTCAGGGTCTCGGTGGTGCTGCCATCCTCATTGATGGCGGGGGCGATCAGCTTGCAGGAGCCTGCGCACACCACATCGCGGGTGATGGTATCGCTGGTGCGGCCCGCCTGGGAGCCCAGCACCTCGCCGGTCTGCACGGCGATGTTGTCGATGGCGGCGGTATCGATCACGTCGGTATAGCGGATGAAGTCGCCAAACTGGTGCACATCCACGGTAACGGCGGTCACGTTCAGCTTGTTGCCATCGGGCACCACGCCTTCGGTGAGGGGAGTGAGGGCCTTCTTCAGGGGGCTGAAGCGGCGGAACTCCATGGTCTTGCCGTGGTGGGCGGGGATGGGGTACTGCTCGGCGAAGCGGTCGTAGACCAGCTCCGGCTCGGCGGTCTGGATCAGGTGCTTGTTGTAGAAGGTCTTCATCTCGGGGGACATATCATTGCCCGGAGTGTTGAGCAGAGTGGTCTGCGTATCGGGGTACGTGGTGGCGAACAGCTGGAGATCAAGGGTCTTGGGCTGAATGGTGGTCTGAGTCATTTCACATTCTCCTTTCGTTTGGCAGAGGGGGCTGTGCCGCCCTCTACAGGTAGATCTTTTTGCCCATACGGGCCTGTTGGATGGCGCTGTTCATTTCCTCCGCATCCCAGCGGGAGGGGTCGGCGTGGAGGATCTGGGCGGCGGCGGTCTGGCTGCCTGCGGCGGCCTCCTCCGGGCGCAGCCCTCTGGCACGGATGTCCTCCACCGTGCGCTGCCGGGTCTGCTCTACCGCATAGCGGAGGGCACCGGGCAGCAGCTCGTCCATGTGCAGGGCCTGGTAGGCGATGCGCATGGGCACGCCGCTTTTCAGCATGCCAAGCAGCTGATGGCCGCGGGGGCCGTTCACCTCTGCCGCCAGGCTGAAGCCCGGGTAGAGGGCGGCGAGCGCCTGTGCCTCCTGCTGCCAGCGCTGCCCGGTGTGATGGATGAACCGGGCGGTCTGCTGTGCCCGCAGACGGCGGAGCAGCCGGGTGACCTCCGGCCTGTCGGGCGGGGTCGCATCGTCGGTGCTTTCCGCGGGCGGTGCGGGGGCATCTGCCAGGGCGTTGAGGGTGTCACCGTCGCCGGGAACGGTCGCCGTGGTATTTCCGTTGGCACTTTCGCCGGCCTGCACAGCGGCTTCTGCGGCGGCTTTACCGCTGCCATCGCTGGGATCAGCTGCCGGTTCTGTGCCGCTTGCGCTTTCACCGGGCTGTGCCGCTGCTTTCGGCAGGGTGTTGCTTTCGCCGGGATCGGCTGCCTCGCCGGTCTGCACAGCGGCTTCTGCGGCGGCTTTACCGCTGCCATCGCCGGGATCGGCTGCCGGTTCTGCGCCGCTTGCGCTTTCACCGGGCTGTGCCGCTGCTTTCGGCAGGGTGTTGCTTTCGCCGGGATCGGCTGCCCCGCCGGTCTGTACAGCGGCTTTGGCAGCAGCATTGCGGCTGCCTCCTGCCACGGCTGGGGTGGCTGTCTTGCCATCGCCGGCAGCTTTACCGCTGCCCGCTGGCGTAGCGGAGCTGCCAACGGCCGCTCCTGTGCCGGAGGAGGCATCCGCAGCCCTGCCGCCAGCTCCATCGGGGCCGCTGCCGGGCGCAGCTTCGGCGCTCATCGCCCGGAGCACCTGCCGGGGAAAATCCTTTGCGGCGGCATCCATGCCATAGCGCGCGGCCAGCGCCTCCAGCACCGGGCGCAGGCTGTTCATGCGGCCTTCCAGCTCCTTGCTCTGTTTGAAGCGGGTATCGATCATCTGCTGGGTGCGCTTCACGTACTCCTCCCGGTATTCGCCGGAGATCAGCCGGTTGAAGGCATCCTCTCTGGAGGGGGCGGGCCGGGCAGCCTCCGCGGTGGCCTGCTCCGCTGCCGCATCCCCTGCACCGGCAGCAGCGCCGCCGTCCCCGCCGAACAGGCAAAGGTCAAGGGTCGTTTGTTCCATGGGGTCATCCTCCTTCATCGTCTTTCCGAAGTGTCATGCATCGTCTTTCCGAAGTGTCGGCGGGGGTACGGCAAAAAACCAAAGTGAGTGGATGCCGCTCCACGGGCGTTGTCTGTGCGCCGTTCCCTGCCCGCAGCCATACGGTACCAAAAACGCGCGGTGGATTTCTCCCCTCCCGGCAAACTTTTTTTCGGCATAGGCACCGGCATCCGGCAGGCCTTTTGCCGCCTGCGTCCCGCAGCTCTACGGTATCAAAAAGGAGGGGAGGTTCGCTCCCCACCCGCAGAAAAAACCGCCCCCACAGGCGGGGGCGGGTAGGTTGTCAAAAAAGGGGAAGGTGCAGGAAACTCAGTTTCCTGCCGGGTGTGGGCAGAGCCCACAAACCTTGCGCCGCAGCGCTTTCTTGTGAGCACAGCGAGCACCGAAGGTGCAAGATGTG